TACAATCGTCCTGAGTTCATTTGTATTTCCTTTTGACCACCTCTTGCGGTGGTCTTTTTTTGTCTATAGAATGTTAGAAATATAGAGGAGTAAGTGATGAATATAGAAAAGAACGTACCGATACGAGAAAGAAGGGCTGCTGTAGAGATTCCCTACAACGTCATGGAGATTGGAGATAGCATTTTGGTGACTGGCGCTTCCTTGCAAAACGTCTGTAACCGAAACTGGAGGTGGGGTAAGAAGTTAAATAGAGCCTACATTGCAAGAAAAGAGGGGGATGGGATTCGGGTATGGCGAACAGAATAACCCTCGAGATGGGTGAGGTGATGGAAAAGGCTCGGATGTTTGATGAGCTTTCCCTGTATTCCTACAGGCTAGTCGAGTCTGCAAATAAAGCCATGGTTTTAAATGAAAAGAGTAAAGTGCTCTTAGAGGAATGTTTAAAAGAACTGACATATTTGCAAGAATTGATTGATGGACGACCAGAAGAAGCTGTACCGCATAAGGACCATGTTCAAGACCGAGATGCAAAGAGCCATATCCGCAAGAACGCCAAAGCAAAAAAGGATGATTGCTGATGAGTGGAAGCGTAAGTACTCCGATGTTACCTACGGGGAGCTTATTCGCTTGGCTAGAAACAAGACGGCTCGGCTTAAAGTCGCAGAATGGAACCTAGATGAATTTGATAACGAAAGAAAAAAGCCATGGACTTCAACCTAAAGCAGTTCTACAAGTTCTGCTCGGAACTGAAAATCGAGACCAAAGAGCAAGGCTTACGGAAAATGGATACATTACTAGGAACACAAACCTATGTAATGGACGAGATTGCGAAAGGATTAGCCGATGATGTCCACTTCTTCGTTATTCTTAAAGGGCGACAGCTGGGTATTACCACTATTTCGCTTGCGCTTGACCTGTATTGGCACTTCCTCAACCCGGGGCTGCAAGGAACTCTTACTACAGATACAGAAGAAAATCGAGATATGTTCCGGTCAACTCTCTCCATGTACATGGAGGGCTTACCAAAAGAATTTAGAATCCCACTACTCGCTCACAACCGAAATCAGCTTTCCCTCAAAAACCGAAGCCGACTCTTTTATCAAGTGGCTGGACTTAGAGCAAAAGGCTCACTCGGTCGAGGTAAAGCTATCACCTATTTGCACGGAACTGAAACCAGTTCTTGGGGAGATGAAGAAGGACTAGCCTCATTGCTAGCTTCTCTAGCGGAGAACAACCCCAATCGTTTGTACCTTTTTGAGAGTACGGCTCGTGGCTTCAATATGTTCCACGATATGTACACCACTGCTAAACGGGCAAAGACTCAACGGGCTATTTTTTGTGGCTGGTGGCGCAACCAGTTTTACCAAGCCGACCCAGACTCAGACATCTACAAAGTCTATTGGGATGGAAAGCTAAGTCCTGAAGAAAAAGAATGGACGAAAGAGATTAAGAAGCTCTACAACTTTGAGATTAATTCCCGCCAAATGGCGTGGTGGCGTTGGAAGCTACACGAAGGCATTAAGGACGACGGGCTCATGTACCAAGAGTTTCCGCCTACAGAAGACTACGCCTTTGTGATGACAGGTACGAGCTTCTTTTCAACCAACCGTTGTACGGAAGCTGCTAAAGAAGCAAAGAAATTACAGCCTGACTTTTATCGTTTTTCCATGGGAGCGAACTTTGAAGACACCGTACTACTCAAGAGCACGGAACGCATGGCAACGTTGTCCATTTGGGAGGAGCCGTTGGACACTGCTTATTACGTTATTGGTGCTGACCCCGCTTATGGCTCTAGTGATTGGGCTGACCGCCATTGCATACAAGTGTACCGTTGCTATGCTGACGGTTTGGACCAAGTTGCGGAGTTTGCTACGTCGGAGTTAAACACCTACCAGTTTGCGTGGGTCATCTGCTACCTAGCTGGGGCGTACAAGAACTCTACCCTTAACTTGGAAGTCAATGGTCCGGGTCAAGCCGTCATTAACGAGATACGGAATTTGAAGCGTTACGCTACGTCCTTGGGAGACCAAAAAGGGCGAGACCTATACGCTGTTTTAGCCCATATGCAAAATTACATCTGGCGACGCAACGATTCTTTTGGTGGCTGGTCAAATTCCCTTGGCTGGGTCACGACCTCCGCCTCAAAAGAGAGGATGCTGTCTTACATGAAAGACTTTTTTGAGCGTGGCATGATGAATGTCTATTCCATGGATTGCTTAGAAGAAATGAAGTCCGTGGTTCGTGAAGGTGGCGTTATTGCTGCCATGGGTAGAAACAAAGATGACCGTGTGATTGCAAGTGCCTTGGCTACCGCTGCCTTTGCCGAGCAAGTACAGCCCCGACTGATTAACCAACGAGTCACTCGGATGACCAATAAGCCACTGGATAATCTTGAGCCTGACCAGATTGCTGTCGGTAAGAATGTAGCCAATTACTTAAAACGCATAGGAATGTACGGAAATGCCTAGTTTTAAAGACATCACAGTTGTTGCCATTCACGGAAATGGTGGTATTGAGCGTGAGATTCCAAGCCTCATGCACAACCTCAAAGCATTGCCGGGCTCTCAGGGCTTGATTGTGACTGATAAGTTAGTAGATACAAACATACGACAAGTGCACCTTGCCCAAGGTTTTGACTATTTAGGATTTCAAGACTACTTGGTGTACTGCCTATTCCAGCACATTGATACCGAGTATGCGTTGATTACCCAGTCCGACGGGTGGATTTTAAACGCTGATAACTGGCGGGACGAGTGGTTTGAGTACGACTTTATTGGTGGCTATACCCACGCAGCATGGTCGCCTTCCGACAATAGTTACAGAATGTTCTATTCGTGGGTCGGGATGCCTGACCAGATGGTTGTCCAAAACGGTGGGTTTTCCCTAAGAAGCAGACGTTTCCTAGAAGCCCCGACTAAATACGGCATTGTCAAACACATCAAAAAACACGCTATGCTCAACAACGAGGATATTCAACTCTGTTGCTGGATGCGCCCCGGTTTAGAGAAAGTCGGCATGAAATATGCGCCAAAAGAAGAGTCGATGCTCTTTTCTTTTGAGCACTTGTCCCCCATATTGCATAAGGACATTGATTTACACAAAGTATTCGGGCAACACAGCCGTTTTCGCAGACTCACCGGGGAAAAGAAGATGGACTGGGAGATGCCCGAAGAAATGTTCCAGCAAATCCCGTGGGAAGACCGTATCTATCAACTTTTTGAACACTACGGTTACGAGATATGCAAAAAGTAAGAACTAAAGCCGAGCTTATGCGCCAGATGAAGCGCTTTTTTGCTGACCATGACCGTGGCATTAGCATAGCCTTATTTGCAGACCTTTGTGGGGTTAGTGATAGCTCACTTAAAAAAGTCTTTATCTACGAAACTGAACCATTCTCTGAGCGCCTACAAATCCGTGTGGATAAGGCGTTAACCCACTTTATGAATGGCGAAGTCGCCATTATGCGTAACCGTTACAACGGCAAGAAGCGAGTAACTTACAAAGAAAAGCCAGAGCCCAAGGCTAGGCGCAGTTTTCAGTTAACCGTGGACGGTAAAGAGATTAAGTTAAAGGTCGGATTAAAAGCCCGTGGCGACTACTCTGACCCACACCTAGATGAATTGCTCAAATGATGAAAGGGGAATAATATGGCGGTAAAGAATGATTACAAATGCGATGTTCATGGATTTTTTGAGTCCACGAAACCGATTTGTCCACATGGTTGCGATACAGTACAAGTAGTATTTTTGCAGCCAGTCGGTCTAAAATCGGATAGGACCAAAAATAATGACCGCACTGTACAGCAACTAGCAATGGACTTTAATATGAGCGACATTAAATCCGTAAGAGAAGGTGAAGCCCAGCCACCACGGTTTGCACCGAAGCAACCCGATAATCCATTTGCTGTTCGTTGGGGTGCTCCGAACCAAATTAGCCAGTTTAATACTCAGTCGATTAATGGCGAAATGGTCAATGGCTTACAGGCTGTCAAGTCTTCTACGACTCTGAAGGGTCCTAAAACTGCCTCGTATATTGCTGACCATCAGAATCTAAGCATAAAGGATGCCTCGTGAAAATCCCAAGTAATGACGTTGAACGTGAACTGTTCTACATTAACCTAGCCTTTAAATGCAATGTTACACGTGAAACACGTCGCTCGGACTACATGGTGCAACGCTCGTTTTACCTTTTTGGTAGCGAGCCCGAGGAACCACCAGCCTTATACAACAAGATTTATCCGCACATTGACCAGCTTGCGAGCTTTATTTACTCAGCAGAAACTACCCGTTTTTCAATTAACTTAGGTGCTGCCGTCCCGCCAGCTGAACACCACAAGATTCCCGTACTGACAAAGGCGCTTAACAACGAGTGGATGAACTCTAATGCTGACGCTGTTTTCTCTATGGCGTTGAACTGGGCACTTTGCTACAACTCGACCTTTATCAAGCTCGTGTACCGCAACGGTATTCAGCCCTATATGGTTGAGCCGGGTGCTATGGGCGTACTGCGTGAGGACGTTACTGGTTTAGACCGTCAAGAAGCAGTACTGCAAACCTACTACATTACCAAGTCTGAACTGTATAACCGCCTCTATAGCCACCCCAAGCGAGAAGAAATTGTGGCTCGAGTCAATGCCGTACAGCATGAGCGTACCGAAATTCCTGAAGCAATGGACCGAATCATTACAAGTTCAGTCACGCCTACCATTTACGGTAACGTCAACATGGATTTAGGAGGTATGAACAAGTACAAGCCTACTGTAGCCGAGGATACTGTTGAGATGCGGGAGCTTTGGGTATGGAATGACGATACCGAAGACTACCAGTGCGTCACGATTGCTGACCCAGATGTGGTGATTTATGACCGTCCGGGCGAATCCTTGTTCCTAAAAGGCGAATTACCATTCATTCAGATAGCTCCAAACCCCCAGTACGACTACTTCTGGGGTCAGTCTGAAGTGCAAATGCTCATTTTCTTACAGCAAATGCGTAATAAACGGATGACAGAGATACTAGACTTGTTGTCTAAACAAGTCGCCCCACCAACCGCATTGATTGGCTTTACAGGAATTCTCGATGAAAAGAACTTTGCCCTCAATCGAGCAGCTGGACTTCTCGCAACCGATAGTCCAAATGCCAAAATCGAACAGCTTGCCCCGTCCATACCTAACGATTCATATAGGGAGATTGCTGAAATTGATGCTATGTTCGCAGAGGCTTCCGGCATCAGTTCTGTTCTACAAGGACGAGGAGAATCAGGGGTTCGCAGTGCTGGACACGCAAGCCAACTTGCCCGTTTGGGTTCATCCCGAGCCAAAAAGCGAGCATTGATTGTTGAAGACGCCTTAGAAAAGGTGGCAACCTTGTATCTCAAGCTCATGCAAGTCTATGACAACACCCGATACGTGGATGACCGTGATATTCCGTTTATTGCTAACCAATTTACTGGCGATTACGTTGTTAAAGTGGACGCCCACAGCAATAGCCCTATCTTTACCGAGGATTTGCGGACATTGGCATTTAATTTATTTCAAGCCCAAGCGATTGATAGAGAATCTTTGCTTGACTTGCTAGAGCCACCAATGAAACAATTACTCATAGAGAAGTTGCGGATTCGTGAGCAAAAAGAAGCTGAAATGGCTGCAACACAAGCAGCACAACAGCCTCCAGCTGCACCACCACCCGCACCTGAAATGCCAACGGAGGAATAATATGGCTGCAGACGCACCGATTAGTGGAATTTCCCAGACAGTAGGTCCTCAAGACCAACCCCGTCTTAGCGCCCGTTCTCTAAGTACTGGCGAAAGACCAGCAGCACTAGGCATGACAAGAACGATTGCTCGTCAATCACCAGTTTCTCAACCCCGTAGTATGCGTAACTACACAAGGAGATAAGCATGATGTATGGTCGCAAAATGATGCGTGGTCGCAAAACCCGTAGATAATTCACGTGAGGTGCTCCCGGTGGAGAGTCGATTCCACCAACTAATTTGTGCAAAATTATTTTTTTTGTTATAAAGCGAAGTAAGTACTTACAAAGGTATATTTATGGCGATGGAAGAAAAATTAATGGAGCTAATGGCAGCGGGGCAAAAAGGTCCACGCAAGATTAGCGAAATTGAAATTAAAGCCGAGGAAAAAAATGATGACGAGGAAGAAGGCGGTATGGACGCCGAAGAAACCCCTCCCATGGCTTCCCCTATGTCCACCCCAGAACCCAAGATGGGCTCCAAAGAAGGAGCCATGATTAATATTCAAATGGCACTAGACTTGTTGCAACAGTCTTTGCCCGCTATCGGTAGTGAGTCAAAAGAAGGTATGGAGCTAACCAAAGTGATTGGTAGCCTGTCTAAAGCCTTCGGTCAACGTGAAGCCAAGACCCGTGAGTTGATTCCAGCCGAAATTATGCAGATGATTCAATCATTGCCTCAAGCTGGCGGAGCAACACCCGAACAGCGAGTAGCAGCATTAGCCCCGATTCCGGGAACACAACAACCACCAATTCCAATGTAAGGAGTAACTATGGAACTGTTTAAACCTCGTGGAGCTGCAGCACCCCGTCGTCCAACCGACAACTCGCAGCAAAACGGTCAGATTACTAATACACCACGCTATAGTCAGTTTGGTGGATTAGACACCGCAAGCAAGATTGGCAAAAAGAATCAATATGCTATCGTGCCTCCCGGTGATGGTAAGAAAGTAATTTAATTTTAAAAGGGGATTAATTATGTCATTAGAAGATTTGAGTTTAGAAGCCCGAGACGAATTGGCAGCGTTAGCTAAGAAATTAGCTGACAACCCCAAGACTCGTAAGGAATTTTTACGTTTGACTAAATCAGTCAACCCAGACCTTCCTATTCCAGAGCTTGAGATTGAAGACCGTACTACAACCGCATTAGACCAAATGCGTGCGGAGAACGAATCTATCAGAGCAAAGCTGCGTGAAAAAGAAGCAATGGAAACCTTAGAAAAACGCAGAAATGCCCTTATGAAGAAAGGCTTGGTTCAGTCTGACGATGACATCTCACAAGTGGAAAGGGTCATGCTTGATAAAAAGATTGCTGACCATGAAACTGCTGCTGAGTATTGGAACTGGATGAAGCAAAGCGCTGAACCAACAGCGTCTAGCTACCAGCCCAATACCATGAGCAAGTGGGATTTGAGCAAGTTTATGAAGAACCCTGTCGGTGCAGCAAGGGATGAAGCGTTCAAGGCTTTACACGAATTGCGTAAACCAAATCGTCCGATAGGTCTGTAATGGGGATTTATTTTTTTAATTTTGGAGAATAGCTATGCCAATAGGCGGAGGTATTATTCCAGCAACAGGGTCAAGTCAGTATAACGAACTTACTTACGTAACTCGTCGTGCCTTTATCCCCAAGCTGGTCGTACAACTTTATAACTCGACTCCACTATTAGCTGCTCTACTGGCTAACAGCCAACAAGCAACTGGTGGTGTGTCGTCCGTAACCGTACCCGTACAAGGGTCACAATTCGTTAACGCTCAGTGGTCTGACTACAGCGGTTCGTTTGCACAGCCAGCAGTACAGCAAGGTGCATACAACGCTGAATTTGACCTCAAGCTGATGATTGCCCCAGTTCCTTTCCTCGGAATGGAAGGCGCAGTACAGCAAGACCATGCAATTATCCCTCTCATTGAAGCTCGTATGAACGACGCAACCAATGTGATGATGGATGCAATGGCTACTTCCTTGTACACCAACAGCACTGATACTCAGCAATTTACTGGCTTGCCAGCAGCGGTTTCCGCTTCAGGCACATACGGTAACATTGACCGTAGTGCATATAGCTGGTGGCAGTCCAAGGCTTATGCAGCCGGTTCTGTAAACCCAACTCGTCAAAACGTACTCCAGTACATCTCAGGTACCGTTAAGAATGGCGCAGAAGTGCCAACCTTCGGTGTTTGCGGATTTGGTACTTGGACCCTTTTGGCTCAAGACTACGTTGGACAAGAGCAATATGTCATCACCCCCGGTGCTGGCTTCAATGACTCTGCTGACGGTCCACAAGCTGCTTTCCGTGCATTGATGGTTGCTGGCGTACCTATTTACCCAGACCCATATTGCCCAGAAGGTACTTTGTATCTCTTGAATACGAACTATATGTCCATGTATGTACATGACCAAGGTTCATTTGTATTCACTGGATTTGAGTCCACATTGCCTAACTGGCAAGTTGGTTATGTTGGTGCAGTTTTGACAATCGCTGAGTTGGTATCAACCAAGCCTAAGTCAATGACTGTAGTGACCGGTTATAACTCGTTAACACTGTAAGGAGAAAATAACATGGCACTCGCACTCAACAAAATCATCCTCGCTGGCGCTGGTAGCAATACCCCCGGTGCGTATTTTCAAGCTGTAACAATTACTACTCGTGATACTGCTACTGCGAACACTCTAGTTCCAGCTGGTGCATACGTATTATTTGCTACTTCTAACGTTGCTATCCAAGCTACCCGTGATAACGGTTCTAACTGGGTAACTATCGTTGCGAAAAATACTTCGTCACCATGGCTTGTTTCCGACGGCGTGAATGTACGCTTCCTCAACGACGCTGGCTCTAACGTCAACGTCACATTGTTAGAGGTTAACGGTGGCGAAGCAGCCCCCGGAACCTATAACGACTAAGGAGCGAACATGGCGAATTTTAGTCACGTAGGTGCAAATACTCCTGACCAGTTCAGATACCGTATTGCTAAAGCGGTCAACGTAAGTGTTGGCGCTACTGGAAATGCTGTAGCTGCGCTGACTTTGGACCAAGGTACCTCTTACATTGTTCGCCAGATAACTGTTACCAACGCAAACCAATCTATTGCAACGGCAAACGTTACCATCTTGACAACCAATGATGGTAATACTTCCAATGCAGTATCTAACAACGTAGTGTTATCAAGCGTAAGCGCAGCAACTAGCAAGTACCAAGATGTTGGTCTTGCTACTGCTGCAGCTTCCACTGTTTATACGGCTGGTAGCTTGTACGTTAAGGTAAACACTGCAGTTAGTGGTGGAACTTGCGACATTTCAGTTTATGGCGACATAGTTACACTGTAATGATTTACGTTACCAACAACGGAAAGACGGATTTCTCTGCGGAGCACGCTTGTACAAAATACGAGTTCCCCGTAGGGAAAACCGTTGAACTTCCCGAGAAGGTAGCTAGTTTTATTTTTGGGTACGGCGTAGATGATAAATACACCGTGCTGGTTCGTAATGGCTGGTTAAAGATGAGCAATGAGTACGCTCTAGCTTTATCTAAATTAGCCGATTTTAAGTTTAGTACCGAACCCGTAAAGCATCACTTACAATCCCCGGTGATTGAGCGAGTAGCCCCTCCACCATCGAAAGGTGGTAAGGGGGCAAAAGCCCAACAAGTACAACATGGATAAAAAATGGCAACTTTATCGGAATATATTACAGAGTGTCGCAGACTTCTCCATGATGCTAACGGGAACTTTTGGTCAGACCCAGAATTAACAGATTACATTAACGAAGCACGTCAGCACGTAGTTCGTGATACTGGTTGCTTACGTAAAATCCAGACTTTGACCTTTGTTACTGGTCAAGAAGTTTATACATTTGGCACCGACTTTCCAGACGGAGCTAGAACTTTAGACGTGTTGAACGTCAACATTTATTGGGGCAATTCCCGTACACCATTGCGCTACTTAGCTTGGACAGACTTTAATGCTCAGTTACGCTATTGGCAAAACTACCGTGGACTACCGATTGCGTTTTCCATGTACGGACAAAACAAAATGTACGTCGGTCCTGTACCGCAAGAAACCTATACGGCAGAAGTCGATACGGTTATTTTGCCTACACCGTTAACGGCTGGTACTGACGTGGATGAGATTTTAGACCCCTATACCGACCCTGTTGCTTACCACGCTTGTTACAAAGCCAAGTACAAAGAACAGTCATTCGGCGAAGCTGAAATTTTTAAACAAGAGTACTTAAACCACGTCAAGGATGTTTTGACGAGTGTATTTACTCGTATCCCCAGAACAGCGAAAGTCATACCTCGTTAGTAAAGACTTCAAAGGGGTCAATACTAAGAACAATCGCACAGCCATACGGGATGATGAGTTTTCTTGGTTAGAAAACGCCATGCCGATTGGATTCGGTAACGTCAAGATTGTTGCATCGCAAGAAAATGCTACTAATGCTACTAACGTAGCAGTTACTTGGGCAAATACCGTTACCCATATTGCTGATACAAACATTGGCTTAAACGATTATGTAGTCGCTTTTCAAGAAAATGGTGGAGCTCAGTACTACAACGTTGATACCAAGGCGGTTGGAACCGTTGCTGCAGCGGGTACTTTTTCCAATGTCGGCATACAGACTTCCCAGTGGGAAAACGAACGTATGCTCATTATTGACCCTGTTAAGGGGTATTTTACATGGGACGGCACGAATGTTGTTGCAGTAGGCTCGATTGCTACTGTCAATATTATCAGCGGTGGCGGGGGTTATGTAACAGCACCTAATGTTACGATTTCATCGACGCAACAAACTGGAGGGGTCAATGCTACCGCTGTAGCTACTTTGGTCAGTAACGTTGTGGCTTCCATTACGATTACAAACCCGGGAACTGGCTACATTAATGCAGCTAACGTTACGGTTACGATTGGAGCTAGCCCAACGGGAAATAATGCTACGGCTAACGTAACGCTCGTTAACCAGCCCGGAATAGCCATACAATCGTTCTCAGGACGTGTTTGGATAGCTCAGAGCCGTACAGTCTATTACACGGCTGCCGGCACGTATAATGACTTTACAAGCGTTTCCTCTGGCTCTATTGTCTTAACAGACGCTACCTTGCATGGCGAGATTCAACAGTTATTGTCAGCCAATAACTTCTTGTACATTTTTGGTGATGATTCCATTAACGTGTTTTCAGATGTTAGGGTAAACACTAATGGAGTGACGTTATTTACCAATACCAACGTATCGGCTTCGGTTGGCTCTAAGCTCAAAAACGCCATATTCCCGTACTTCCGTTCCGTATTGTTTATGAACAACTATGGGGTATATGCCCTAGTCGGTGCCACAACTACAAAGTTGTCAGACCCGTTAGACGGAGTGTTCACTAACATAGACTTTACAAAGCCCGTTTATGCTGGACAAATCCTTATCAACAATATTCTTTGCGCTGCCTTTAACTTTTATTACACGGGCTCTGGTCCGTACTCGCTAGGGGCGCCATACAACGACTACGTTACCGCTATCTTTTTTGAAAAAAAGTGGTTCTTTTTAAGACAGGGCAACGATGTTCCTTACATTGTTTCCGTGCCCATTGAGGGAGCCTTACGTCTTTATGGCTCTAATGGCACTAACCTTATTCGTTACGTATCTGACCCAGATGCCGATATTGACAGCATTATTCAGACTGCCTTGCTACCCATGGGAGACCCTATCCGTACCAAGCAAGCGACCAAGATTGGAGTCGAGGCTACCGTTGTAACTGGGACTACCTTTGAGATTACGGTTGACTCCGAGACGGGTTCTAGCCCAGCTTATACGCTAACCAATACAGTAACGTGGTACAACGTCTTTGGCATTACCATTCCTTGGACAAATAATCTAAGTAATGTTATACCTTGGGTAAGTGGACCGGGCTATTCCTTGTATAAGACCGATGCTCAACAATACGGAAAATACCTTGGAATGACCTTAACATCTAGCGACCCCGGATTTACAATTAACACATTTGAATTTGAACACGAATTGAGAGTGAGGTTCTAAGTGACAAAGCCAATTAATATTCCAAACGTATTTGCGTCAGCGACTTCTGCGATTCCATTATCGCAACTTGACCAAGACTTTAACACTTTAGCTAATGCAACCAATGACTTAGCAACATATTCTAACTATGTTGCTGACACTGGCGTAGCTGATGCGTATATTACAAACTTTCCAGCTAATACTAATACTGCTAGCTTAACTGCTGGCTTAATCATTCAATTCAAAGCTGCTAACGCTAATACTGGTGCGTCCACTCTCAACGTACAAGTAAACGGCAGTTCTATTGGAACAGCGTCTATTCGCTATGCAGACGGCTCTGCTTTAGCTGCTGGAGCTATTGCTGCTGGTGCGATTGTGACTGCCATGTATGACGGTACCAACTTTCAACTACTCAATGACCCAGCTGGTAAAACTGGTGGTGACGTAACTGGTCCATCCTCGGCTACCGATAACGCTATTGCTCGCTTTGACGGTACGACTGGACGCTTAATTCAGAACTCTGTAGTAACCATTGCAGATACTACAGGTGACATGAGTGGTGTTGGCAACCTATCGGCTGCTAACGTAACCGTATCTAGCCTTACTTCTGGACGTGTTACCTATGCTGGAGCTAGCGGAAGACTAATTGACTCTGCAAATCTGACTTTTAACGGTACGACTTTAACTGTTTCAGACATTACTGATTCATCATTGACAATTAATCGTGTAGTTTACGCTGGTACTGCTGGTAATTTAGTAAATTCTGCTAACTTAACTTTTGATGGAACTACATTTACATCCGTAAACGATGCTTCTATATCAGGTCTTACTGTTGGTAAGGGAACTGGGAGTGCTGGTGGCACTACTGTTGTCGGTAATGGTGCTGTTGCCGCAACCAATACAGGTGATTATTTAACTGCTGTTGGGCAATATTCTTTAGCAGCAAACACTAGCGGAACTCAAAACTCTGCTTATGGTCGGCAAGCACTACAACTAAACACTACTGGTAGTTACAATACAGCTATAGGGCATACTGCTTTATATTCTAATACCACCGCATCAGGAAGCACAGCGGTTGGAAGAAGTGCTTTGTTTTCAAATACCACAGGAGTAAACGATGCCTATGGTTATCAAGCTCTTTATTACAATACAACTGGAAATAATAACGCTGCGCTAGGTTATGGAACGCTTCAAGCTAATACCACTGGTAGCTACAATACAGGCTTGGGTTATTTTGCTCTTACAGCAAACACCACCGCATCTTACAACACAGCTGTAGGTTATCAGACTGGGTATAGTGGAACAACCTCACAGCAAAATACATATTTAGGTCATATAGCTGGATATGGAAATACTGGTGCTGGCTACAATGTGGCAATAGGTGCTTATGCTTTTACTGCATCAGGCTCTGCTACAGAAAATGTGGCTATCGGTCAATCTGCTATGAACGCTACCACAAGCGGTTCTTATAATGTAGCAGTAGGCAGACAAGCTCTTACTTCAAACACCACCGCATCTAACAACACAGCAGTAGGTTATCAAGCTGGGTATAGTAATACTACTGGTGGAATACACGCATTTGGTCGGGTAGCCCTTTACTCAAATACTACGGGTGTTAATAATGCTGGCTTTGGTAATCAAGCACTATTTAGTAATACAACTGGTGGGTTTAATACTGCATTTGGTGATGAATCTTTAAGGCAAAACACCACCGCATCTAATAACACAGCAGTAGGTTATCAAGCAGCCTATTCCAACACAACTGGAAATGAAAGTGTTTATGTTGGCTACCAAGCTGGTTATGCCTTAACAACTGGTGTGCATAATGTGTATGTTGGATTTCAAGCTGGAAATAA